TGATGATGACTTCGGATTTGGCGAGACCTTCGCAGACTTTACAGACAATAAGAAACGTAATCCTACAAGTGGCGCTGACGAGGCAATTTAAAAATGGGTAATCCTTTTGATGGACTAAATGATGCTTTTGGAACAGAACCTTCTGAACTCCAAAAACATGTGGAAAAAGTGAAACCAGTATTGAAAAAATCTGATACCGAAGATGTGAAGCATGACTACGAAGTATCTCGTGCTCAACTTCACAACTTGGTAATGAAAGGACAGGAGGCAGTTGATGGCATACTTGACGTGGCACGAGCGTCAGATCATCCTCGTGCTTATGAAGTTGCAGGTCAACTTATCAAAAACGTAGCAGATACTGCAGATAAACTCATTGACTTACAAAAGAAAATGAAGGAGTTGGATGCCGATGAAAAGAAGTCTGGACCGTCTACTGTTAATAACACGATGTTTGTTGGCAGTACAGCGGAGTTACAGAAAATGTTAAAGCAACAAAAGGAGATAAATAAAGAGGACACGAATTAAAATAACATGACAGTTTTAAATGTTTTAAGCACCAATGCAATCGCTGCTGATGCTACAGAATACCAAGTTGTTCAAACTGGATTCTATCGCGTAGTTGCAACTGCAGGTGATGCGACAGTTGCATTTAATGGTGGTCCTGCAATCACTTTGATTCAAGACCAAGCACTCATTCTCAAGGGTGGCAAACCTGGACAAGCAAGAATTGTCAAGGCAGTGGATGATAGTACGGCAGACTATCAACTCGGTACAAACCTTGGTGAAGTTTCTAATACACACCCATTCTCCGTTGGAGATTTTATCGCTGTAGAAGATGCTAGCACCTCGCCTGCTATCGATTCCAACTTCCTTTCTGCTGGCACCGCTGGCAAGAAAATCACTGCTGCAACAGGAAACACAATCAGCACTGATATCGATTCATCTTCTGCATCTGCTGATTACACTTACGCTTACAGCGGTCCCCAAGCAATCGTCAAACGTTGTGTAAGTATTGCTGCAACTGGTAATGCAATCGTTGTTGAGGAAGTTCAAAGGATCGGTTGATATGCCACTAGTTAACCAGGAAGCAGAGAGAATCTTTAGGGGGATGAAGAGTAAAAACTCTCGTCGCTTTAAAGATCTTTATGGAATGCGTGACAAAGAAGTTATGCATGCCACAGCAAACAAACTCGCACAGAAAAAACAAGTGAAAAAACCAACGTGGAAGTCAGGACAGGGTTTCGGTGAAGAAAACAAATCTGGTGATTCTTCTCTCCGTGACTGGTTTAGCAAGAGTAAGTCTTCTGATGGCAAGCCTGGTTGGGTTCAACTCGGTGGTAAATATGCAGGAAAACCCTGTGCAAAGCAACCTGGACAAACAACAAAACCCAAGTGCGGTTCAAGTAAAATGAAACGCAACCTAAATAAAAAGGAAGAGGATGCAGCATTCCGTCGCAAGAATGCTAAAGATCCGAATCCTGATCGTAAAGGTAAGGCAATCAACGTGAAAACAGAAGAGACTATCAATGAAAGGGGAGACTATTGGCATCCCGATCCTGACAAGGATAGAAAATTGGGTGGTCCTGGTGCGAACCAACGTGCTCGCGAAGATCGTGCTGCTGCGTCTAAACCAAAATCAGATCCGAAAAAACTTAGACCAGGTGAGTCCTACATGGACTACGCCAAACGTCATGGTCATAAGTCAACTCCCAAAAAGAAAAAATCTATCTTAGGACGTTTAGGTTTGAAAAAAGAAGAATTACAAATCGAAGGCAAGGGTGAGAAGGACGCTTGCTACAAAAAAGTTAAATCTCGTTATTCTGTTTGGCCGAGCGCATATGCCAGCGGGGCATTGGTCAAATGTCGAAAAGTAGGTGCTGCAAACTGGGGTAACAAGAGCAAAAAAGAAGAATTTGAAGGTATGAAAACCTTTGCTGAATTCCAAGCAGAATGTTGGAAGACGCATAAAAAAGTAGGCATGAAAATGAAGGGAGGCAAGTTGGTAAATGATTGCCGCCCAAAGAATGAAGAAGTAACCAACGAAGCAAAGAAATGCTGGAAAGGTTATGAAAAGAAAGGATCCCAGAAACTCTTCGGCAAAACGTACAACCGCTGCGTCAAAAAGGAAGAAGTAACAAATGAAGGGGCAGCCTGGACCAAAAAAGCAGGAAAGAACTCAGAAGGGGGACTCAACGAAAAGGGACGCAAATCTTATGAAAGAGAGAATCCTGGATCAGACCTTAAAGCACCAAGCAAGAAGGTTGGAAATCCCCGCAGGAAATCCTTCTGCGCTAGAATGAAGGGTATGAGAAAGAGACAGAAACCCTCTAATAATACTGGGGATGATCGTCTGTCCAAGTCATTGAGAGCGTGGAATTGTTGATTGCTTGACAAATTGCATCAACGTGTTACAATAAATAGGTAAAACCACTATCAGAGGATACTGCATTATATGACTGATCCCAAAGAAGTATCGTCTTTTTCCATGGAACGGAAAGAGTGCGAGAAGTGTGGTGCCGTTTGGCTTAACGGACAACATACCTGGACTGGTACAGGAAGCAAAGGTAACGAGATGGACCTTGCTGGACTAGTCTGTAACAATATTAGTAAAGAAGATCCCGACTATCCAAAGTGTATTAATCCTAAGAGAGGATCTATTGGTGGTCAAACTTGGGACTACCGAAGAGGATATGTCGATGGTCAATTAGACGCCATGACAAAGAAGTCAGCAATGCCTGACAGTTAAAGGTAATACGTTCAAACACCAGTCATAGATAGTGTAGTTACATAAGGTACTATGAAGATTATTCTTTCCTTATTCGCTGCACTATTTTTTGCTATGCCAGCATGGGCAGTTGATGTTCAGATGGGTTCTAACGGAAACCTAGTCTTTGAACCCTCAGAGGTTACTATTTCTGCTGGTGAATCCGTTCATTTTGTTAACAACATGCTTCCTCCTCACAACGTGATTGTGGAGGGTCGTCCTGATCTTGGTCATGAATCCCTTGCAATGTTACCAGGTGAGGAGTTTGATGTTGTTTTTGCTGATGCAGGCGACTATACTTATTGGTGTGCTCCCCACAAAGGGGCGGGCATGATCGGTACAGTACATGTTGAATGATGAAAAAAATCAATGAAGTTACTCTGAATATCACGGTAGCAATCATTGACTTCCTGTATAAGGGCAGAGACTACCAACGCTTCTGGGTGCTTGAAGAAATTGCTAGGGCACCCTACTTCGCGTTCTTAAGTGTTCTACACTTGAGGGAGTCCATGGGATTGCGGGGTCCAGAACACATCTATCTGATGGAGGAACATTTTGCTCAAACTCTTAACGAAACAGAGCATCTGGAATACATGGAAAGCAGGGGCGGTAATCGTTATTGGATTGATCGCGCTTTTGCCAGACACCTCGTACTCCTCTATTATTGGATCAATGTGGTTTATTACTGGGTGGCTCCTGTGTCTGCATACCATCTGTCATACGAAGTAGAAATTCATGCGGCAGAAACATATGCAAAGTATCTGGAACAAAATGGACCAGATGAAGATATCCTTGATATCATGAATGATGAGATCGAACACTCACAAGAACTATCAAGGGCAATGGAGTTGATCAGTGTCACATAGATTTGAGGAAATCAAACCTAGTCACGTCGTGACTAAAGAACAAGTACAGGAGATGATCGATGATGCAATACGAAAGCATAATCGTAATGCTTCAATTATTTCAATGTGTGTTGGCTGGATTGTGCTTGCACTTTTTGCTGAAGGTTTGCTTCGACTTATTGGAGTTATAGAACCTATCTTCCCCTGGTTGAAAATTACTATTCAATCATAGAGATACATAAGTGCAAGCCCCAAATTAAACAACGAGGATTTTATGTCTAACGAATTCGTCCCTGATTTTACTCAGAGAGAATACGGTAAAATTATTGAAGCTGTAGAGCGTCGTCAGCGCAATTACATTTGCGGTGACGCGAGTTACAAAGAACTCGGCAATATTGCCGATGAACTAAAACGCCGACAAGCATCGGCAATCCAATTTAAGTGTTGAATTATGAAAGTAGGAATGATTGGTCTTGGTCGTATGGGCGAGGGTATGTCTCGTCGTATGATGAAGCAAGACATCGAAGTCTGGGGTTACAGGAGGAACTATGCAAAAGCTGAAGAAGCGTATGAAAAGGGTTATGTCAGTGGAGTTGCCACTTCTCTGGAAAATCTTGTTCAAATAGTTCAACACCAAGACGGTCAAGTTGGTAAATCTCCTGGCATCTTTCAATTGGTTATTCCCGCAGAATTAGTAGAGGACACACTCAATGAGTTACTACCATTACTTGGCGACGGGGATATTATTATTGATCATGGCAATAGCAACTTTAAGGATTCTAGACGGAGGGCAGAAAGGCTTTCTAAACTTGGCATCCACTATATTGACTGTGGTACTAGTGGTGGAGTTTACGGTCTGGAGCGTGGATACTGTCTTATGGTTGGTGGTACAACTGGAGCAGTATCTGTCTGTGCCCCCATTTTCAGGGCACTGGCACCAGGTATTGCCTCTGCACCCCGCACAGACCCACACACTAGGGCAACCAGTGCTGAGTACGGTTGGTTACATTGCGGCGGTCCTGGCGCAGGTCATTTCGTAAAAATGGTTCACAACGGAGTCGAATATGGAATCATGCAGGCGTATGCCGAAGGGTTTAATATTTTACACCATGGTAATCTTGGTTCCGAATATATTAAGGAAGGGGATGCTGAGGTGGCTCCGATGGAGAATCCGAAAGATTATTGCTACGATATTGATACCGTTGAAGTGGCTGAGTTATGGCGTCGTGGTAGCGTGGTTGGTTCTTGGTTACTTGATCTTACCGCTGACGTTCTACGGCACGATCCTAAACTTAGCAAGTTCGATGGGGGAGTATCAGACTCTGGTGAAGGTCGTTGGACTCTTCACGCTGCTGTGGATCTTGGTGTACCCACACCTGTTATCTCTGCCGCACTATTTGAACGCTTTAATTCTCGCAGACTGGGGGAATTCGGAAACAAAATCCTGAACGGTATGAGGTACATGTTCGGGGGACATAATGTTAGGTGAAGCACTCAAATGGTTGGCCATACCGTTTGTACTTTCCACGGTATATTTCGGGTTACGAAAAGGTGAAAATGTCTACTATGAAAGCGACAAATACAATGGAAACGGAACAGCTCACTAGACGCATAGTTATCTTCGGTGCTACTGGAGATCTATGCAAAAAGAAATTAATTCCAGCACTCTATGAGTTATGGAAGAAAGGTCTTATCCCTGAAGGACTCCTAATTGTGGGTGCATCTCGCAGAGAACTTCCAAGAGAAACTTGGTTAAGTGATCTTGGTGATTACCCAGAGGAGTTTACTGATTGGTTAGACTTCGTTTCATGCGATCTTGATTGTCAAGAGAGTTTGAACAAACTACACGATAAAAGTGTAGATACAACATACTTCTTATCTGTCCCACCAGAGAGGTACGAAAATGCAATTATCAATCTTAAAGAAGCTGGGTTCTTGGATGACCCAGAACACTCCAGAGTGGTTATCGAAAAACCCTTTGGCCACGACTATAAATCTGCTCATCATCTACAGTCAGTGGTGGAGCGACATCTACGGGAAAAACAAGTTTATCGCATTGACCATTATCTCGGTAAAGATACTGTTAATAACATCCTTGCCACCCGCTTTAGCAATATTCTACTGGAACCGCTTTGGAACAGGAACTATGTAGAAGAAGTTCAGATTTATGCAACCGAGACTATTGGTTGTGAGGGTAGGTCTCAATACTACGAAACTTCTGGAGCAGTTCGGGATATGCTTCAGAATCATATTCTTCAGGTTCTGTCCCTGATTGCTATGGAAGCACCATGCCGAATGTCAGCAACTGAAGTCAGACGAGAGAAGACAAAAGTGTTGGCAGCGACTAGAATGTCACCGACCATCGTTCTTGGACAATATGAATCTTATCGTTCTGAAGAGGGCGTTGATCCTCACAGTACCACTCCTACCTATTTTGCTGGTACTCTATTCATCGATAACTGGCGTTGGGAAGGAGTTCCTTTTAACGTGATGACTGGTAAGAAGATGCCTTATGGATGCGTTGAAGTTGTGATCAAACTAAAAGCACCACCGCTAAATCTCTATGAAGGGGAAGTCAATGATCGCATATGCATGCGTTTACAACCTAATCCACATCTTGATATTCGGATGGATATTAAGTCCCCTGGTCTTAACGACGACTTGGAGCGAGCAACACTATCCCACGAATATCCAGTCGATAGAGCGATAGACGGATATGAAAAACTATTCTATGATGCTATCCGCAATGATCAATCACACTTTGTTCATGCTGATGAAGTGATGGAGTCTTGGAGAATTGTTGATGATCTTCTTTGTGAAGGTGATCAATGTCAAATTCGCACAGTGCCCTACATCTATAAAGAAGGTAATTGGGGTCCTTGGCATAAGTTAGATCAACTAGGAATCGATTGGGATTATCCAGCATGACACACACAGTTCTAATGTTTGTTAGACACACCATGGAAACCCCATGGTCACTAGGATTTTTATGCCTCATTCTAATCGTAGTTCCCATTATAGGGATGGACCTAGTACATAAATACGGTTGGGAACACTGGCAACCGTTTAAATGAGTTTACATAAACGCCACGGTCCTTTAAGTGGTGAAGAAGTACAAGAACAAAGAGAACTAAGAAAACAATTACGCGAACGTATAAAGCAACTTCGCATGCAACAATACATTGATGATGATGAAGAACCAGATATTTTTATAGGAGCAGGTATATGAATCTACTCCTTCGACCATTAGAGAATAACAACGATCCCGTCTGGAGTGTGATCATCTCGATCATGCTGCTCCTGGCGGGAGTTTTTTATGTTGTCGTCTATATATTAGGCATTGACGAGAGAGAATCCCATGGGAGCGATGACCCCACCAAACAGGAAGAGTTGTTACAACTTTCGAGTGACGGAGATAAACCGTGTTCTTGACGGCGATACTATTGATGTCACCATTGATCTTGGGTTTGACTTATACAAGAAAGAAAGAGTTAGAATTGCAGGAGTTGATACGCCAGAGAAAAGAACAAGAGATCTGGAGGAGAAGGCACTGGGACTAGATGCCACCAATTGGATGAAAGAAAAATTGGAAGGGGCAATTGCTGGTGAAGATGATCTTGTTATTCGCACTGAACTAGTCGGTGGTATGGGTAAATATGGTCGTCTTCTAGGATGGTTATATATTGGGGACGCACCAGTCTCTCTCAACGAAATGATGATTGAGGAAGGTTATGCTTGGGCATACGACGGTGGAACCAAGCAGAAAAACTTTGAGGAGTTAAGAGAAATCCGCCGCACACATGGAACACTAGTATGAGAACAGAATTAATTCGTGCTTTAAAAGCACACGCCACTGGGCATATTGCTAAGCACAAAGCAAACATCGAAATTTATTTAAAAAATCCCGTTGGCATCGGAGAACATTCGGATCTTATCGAAGCAATGGAAAAAGAATTAGATGAAATTGCTCGCTACCATGATCAACTTGAAGTCATCAGTAAATATCTAAGCGACAAGCAGTATGAATAACGATCAGTACCTTGGTAATCCCAATCTAAAGAAAGCAAATACAGCAATCGACTTCACACCAGATGAGGTTGCTGAGGTATTGAAGTGTTCAGAAGATCCTGTATATTTCATCAAAAACTATATCAAGATTGTTTCTCTTGATAAGGGTTTGATTCCTTTTGACATGTATCATTTCCAAGAGGAGATGGTGGAAAAGTTTCATGCTGAGAGATTTAATATTGCAAAACTACCACGACAGAGTGGTAAATCTACCATTGTTACTTCATACCTGTTATGGTATGTACTATTCAATCCGAATGTTAACGTAGCAATCCTAGCAAACAAAGCAGCAACCGCAAGGGAAATGCTGCAACGCTTACAACTATCATATGAAAACCTCCCCAAGTGGCTCCAGCAAGGAATCCTCCAATGGAACAGGGGCAGTCTGGAACTGGAGAACGGCTCTAAGATCATGGCTGCTTCTACTTCAGCTAGTGCCGTCAGGGGTATGTCTTTTAATGTCATATTTCTGGACGAATTCGCGTTCATTCCGAATCACATTGCTGACCAGTTCTTTAGTTCTGTTTATCCTACTATCTCATCTGGTAAATCTACCAAGGTTATTATCATTTCTACCCCACACGGGATGAACATGTTCTACAAACTCTGGCATGATGCAGAGCGTGGATCAAATGAATATGTTCCCACTGAAGTGCATTGGTCAGAAGTACCAGGTAGAGATGAAGTATGGAAAGAACAGACGATCAAGAACACATCAGAACAACAGTTCCGAGTTGAGTTTGAGTGTGAGTTCTTAGGATCTGTTGATACATTGATCTCTCCTAGTAAGTTGAGAATCATGCCGTATCATGATCCTATGAAGGAGCACAAAGGTCTTGCTGTATTTGAACAAGCAATCCCAGAACACAATTATGTTCTTACTGTGGATGTATCACGAGGTGTAGGAAGTGACTATTCAGCATTTACTGTCATGGATACAACCACTGTCCCATATAAAATGGTTGCTAGATATAAGAACAATGAAATAAAACCTATAGTCCTACCAAATATTATCACTGATGTAGCAAGAAACTATAATCAAGCATACATTTTGTGTGAAGTAAATGACATTGGTGGTCAGGTAGCAGATATTATTCAGTATGATTTAGAGTATGAGAATCTATTGATGTGCTCCATGCGTGGTCGTGCAGGACAACAATTAGGTCAAGGATTCTCTGGTAAGAAGACTCAACTTGGAATTAAGATGTCAACTGCAGCAAAGCAAGTTGGTTGTTCTAATCTCAAAGCATTGATTGAGGATGATAAACTCCTTATAAATGATTACGATACTATTGCAGAATTAACAACATTCATTGCAAAGGGGCAAACGTTCCAAGCAGAAGAAGGATGTAATGATGACTTGGCAATGTGCTTAGTTATTTTTGCTTGGATGGCAATGCAACCTTACTTCAAAGAGATGCATGATAATGATGTAAGACAGAGAATATATGATGACCAACGTGACGCGATTGAACAGGACATGGCTCCGTTTGGATTCGTCACTGACGGAATGGAAGACGAGTATTTTGCAGACGCTCAAGGGGATGTTTGGAGGGTCGCGGAATATGGTGATAAGTCCTATATGTGGGAGTTTAGGTAACGTTTCAAAAATATAAATAATCCTAGACATCTGATGTTGGAATCACTCTAGGAGAATTTTAAACATGGCAGCCAATCAATTATCGCCAGGTGTAGTCATTCAGGAAAGAGACCTGACGACTATCACCACATTATCAACCGCAAATATTGGCGTGCTCGCAGCACCCTTTGAACTCGGTCCCGTAGAAGAAGTAATCGAAATTTCGAGCGAGCGAGATCTCGCGCAGCGTTTTGGAAAACCCAATGACGCTAACTATGAGTATTGGTATACTGCTGCTCAATTCCTCTCCTACGGTGGTCTCCTAAAAACTATTCGTGTAAATTCTTCTGCACTTAAGAACGCGGTTAACACTGGCACTGCTCCTCTGGTTAAAAATCTCCAAGATTATGAAACCACATACGAGAGTGCTGTAAATACTTGGACCTGGGCAGCGAGAACTGCTGGTACTAAGGGTAACTCTATCGGTGTCTTCGTAACTGATTCTGGCGCTGATCAGATTGCTGTCATTCCTGCTCCTGGATCTGGTAACGAGCCTGAGTTCGTTGCTGATGAAGCGGTTTCTGCAACATCTGGTGCTGCTGGTAAAGTATTCAAGTACAGCATTGTCCTGACTGTTGATACAGTTGTCGGTGACTTTGTTCCTGGTACTTCTACTACAATCGCAATTGGTGGTTCTAACGAGACAATTAATGTTCTTGCATGGGATCCCGCAAACAAAAAACTTGAAATCGGTCTTCCTTCGGGTGGTGTTACTGGTATCATCGCTGATGCTCAGGTTGTCACCCAAGGCACTAACACCTGCGCTATCGCTGCTTCTGGCATCGAGCGCCGTCTGTATGTTGCACTGAATAAGTCTAGCATCGACTTCGCTGCTTCTGACAGTGTAAATGATACTAACAGCAACGCTTCTGTAATTACTTCAGTTCGTGCTGAGTATGCTGAGCGTGAGTATCTGCCTGGTTCTAAGTGGATCAACGTTGCTTCCCGCCCTGGTACTTCCCTGTATGCATCTAATGCAGGTGGTCACCGCGACGAAATGCACATCCTCGTAATCGACGTTGATGGCAAGATCACTGGTACAACTGGTGCTGTCCTTGAGCGTTTCATCGGTGTTTCTAAAGCATCCGACGCTAAGACTTCCGTTGGTGAAGTTAACTTCTATAAGGAAGTAATTAAGCAGAGATCTGAGTATCTGTTCTGGGGTAAGCACGAGGCAGGTTTATTCGCTGCTACTGCAACTGCTTCTGATGGTAACTGGGGATTGACTGCTAACTCACGTCAGTTCAACCTGCTCCGTTCTACAACTGGTTCTACTTCCTATCCTGAAGGACGTACAACTTTAGGTTCTAAGAACAACGCTACTTTCTACTATCGTCTTGAGAGTGGTGCTGACTATGCAGCAAGTGGTGGTAGCTACAGCATTTCTAACGCTGATCTTTCTACCGCATACGAACTGATCGAAGATCCTGAGTCACAGACCGTTGATTACATCCTCACTGGTCCTTCTGGTGTTGATGATTCTTCAGCAATCGCTAAAGTAACTTCCCTGGTCAATATCGCTGAAGAGCGTAGAGACTGCATGGTATTTGTTTCTCCTCGCCGTGGCAATGTCATCGGTGTTAGCAACACTACCACAATTACTGACAACATGGTTGGATTCTTTAACCAGTTGCCTAGTTCTTCTTACCTGGCATTTGACTCGGGTTATAAGTACATCTATGATAAGTACAACGATGTATATCGTTACGTTCCTTGTAACGGTGACGTTGCTGGTCTTTGCCTGCAAACCACTGAGACTGCAGAACCTTGGTTCTCTCCCGCTGGTTTCCAACGTGGCATCCTGAGAAATGCAATCAAACTTGCATTCACTCCTACTAAGACACAGCGTGATCGTCTGTATGCTGCTCGCATCAACCCGATTGTTTCTTTCCCTGGTCAAGGCGTAGTCCTGTTCGGTGATAAGACTGCTCTCGGTTTCGCATCAGCATTCGATAGAATCAACGTCCGTCGTTTGTTCCTGACTATCGAGCGTGTCATCAGTGGTGCTGCTAAGTCTCAACTGTTTGAACAGAACGATGAGTCACAGCGTTCCTTGTTCCTCAACATTGTTGAACCTTACATGCGTGACGTTCAAGGTCGTCGTGGTGTAACCGACTTCCTGATCAAGTGTGATAGCGACAACAACCCACCTGAGGCAGTTGATAGAGGCGAATTCTTCGCGGAGATCTTCGTGAAACCAACACGCACAATTAACTTCATTACTCTGACATTCGTTGCAACCAGAACTGGTGTTGCATTCAGCGAAGTCGCTCAGTAATAACACATAACATAATACATTACGGTTTCAGGGGTTCGCAAGAACCTCTGAAATTTTTCATTTGAATAAATATTTCGGAACGGAGAACTTACAAAAACAATGGCAAAAAGAGGCACCCTCGACGATTTTAAGGCAAATGTCGCTTCAGACTTTGCGCGTCCTAATCTATTCCAAGTGGATCTCGCATTCCCTTCAGGAATTATCAATAATGCATCCTTAGTAGAACTCGGTAAGTTTACTGTTCGCGCAGCAAACCTTCCTGCTTCTCAGATCGGTGTTATTGAAGTTCCGTTCAGAGGTCGTGTATTGAAGATTGCTGGCGACAGAACGTTTGAACCTTGGACCATCACGATCCAAAACGACAGTAAGTTCACCCTTCGTACTGCGTTTGAATTGTGGGCATCTTCAGTTCAGGCATATAACGAGAACTTTACATCTGCTGCTGGTCTTGGTGATGCAGACGATGCAACTGGTTACTTTGCAGACATGACTGTTCATCAGTTAGCAAGAGACATTAAGGATGGCGAGAAGCCTAAGATTCTTAAGTCTTACAGATTCTACAACGTATTCCCCAGTGCAATCGCTGCGATTGATCTGGACTTCGGTAACAACGATGCTATCGAAGAATTTACAGTTGAACTTCAGACACAATACTGGACTCCAATCAGTTCTGTAGATTCCTGATAAATAGAACAGGACCAATAAGCATATAACATAATGTCGAATCAGCTCTTCGGTTTTTCACTTGAAAGAGCAAAGAAGGTCCCCAAGGGGCCTTCTTTTGTTCAAAAAGATAGCATGGATGGTTCGCAACCTATTGTAGGTGGCGGATACTATGGATACTCTGTCGATTTTGATGGAACTGTCCGTAACGAATACGAACTAATTACTCGATACCGAGAGATGGTTCTGCAACCCGAGTGTGATAGTGCAGTCGATGATATCGTAAATGAAACTATTTGCGGTAATTTTGATGATGTACCTGTGGAGGTTGAGTTATCCAACCTAAAACAATCGGACAAAATTAAAAAATTAATCAGGGATGAGTTTAGTAATATCCTCCGCCTGCTTGATTTTGAAAATAGATCTTATGAAATCTTCCGTCGTTGGTATGTAGATGGAAGATTATTTTATCATAAAGTAATTGACCCCCAAAATCCTAGGGGTGGTCTTACGGAACTTAGATATATCGATCCCCGTAAGATTCGCAAGGTCACTGAGTATCAGGAAAAGCGCCCAGAGCAACTGCGTGGGGTTGATCTCAATACTCAACTTACTCAGAAATCTGCAGAATATTTTCTGTACAACCCAAAGGGTCTGAAGAATTCTACGAATCAAGGTATCAAGATTGCCTCTGATTCCGTCACCTATTGTCATTCTGGTATTCAGGATCTCAATAAGAACATGACCCTTTCTCACCTACATAAAGCAATCAAAGCAGTTAACCAACTGCGAATGATTGAAGATTCTTTGGTGATCTATCGTTTGAGTAGAGCACCAGAACGTAGAATCTTCTATATTGATGTAGGTAATCTTCCCAAGAACAAAGCAGAACAATATCTGCGTGAAGTCATGGGACGCTATCGTAACAAGATGGTTTATGATGCTAACACGGGTGAGATCAAGGATGACAAGAAGTTCATGTCCATGTTGGAGGACTTCTGGTTACCCCGTCGCGAGGGAGGGCGCGGCACTGAAATTTCTACCCTTCCTGGCGGGCAAAACCTCGGTGAATTGGAAGATGTAAAATACTTCCAGAAGAAGCTATACAAAGCTTTGAACGTGCCCTCATCGAGACTTGAAACTGAGACTACATTCAATATTGGTCGTGCTGCTGAAATTACTAGGGACGAAGTAAAGTTCCAGAAATTTATTGCACGTCTCCGTAAAAGGTTCTCTGAACTCTTTATGGATCTCCTTAAAACTCAACTCGTTCTCAAAGGCGTTATGTCTATTGAAGAATGGGAAGACGTTAAGGAGCATATTCAATTCGACTTTATTGCGGACAACTACTTCACTGAACTGAAGGAAATTGAAATCCGTAATGAGCGTATGAATCAAGTTAACACTATGGATCCTTACGTCGGCAAGTATTTCTCTATTGATTACATGCGTCGTCAAGTCCTGAAACAAACGGAACAGGAGATCAAGGAAATTGACAAACAAATCGATTCTGAACGCGAAGCAGGTCTTATTGTTGATCCAAATGCAGAGATGGATCCCGCTATGGATCCTGGCGCTGCCCCAGAAGCAGATGATATGTCCGCTCAAGAGGCACCCGCTATAGACGCGGGAGATCTCCGAAGAGGAGAATTCTAAATAATAAATAACAATGTGAGAGGATTATTATGCCTAGCGAAATTGCACAACAAATCGTACAACAAATTTTCGGAGACGACAAAGCGAAAGCTATCGATTCCGTAAATGATGCTTTGAGTGCTGCTGCATTTGACGCAATTCAACAACGTAAAGTTGACTTTGCCCAGAGTATGGGGTTTGAATTGGATGATACTGCACAGGATTCTGCAGATGAAATTGCGGATAACTTACCTGACGGTACTGAAGAACCTGAAACTGTAGAAGTTGATGGTCGCAAACCTGAAGATCCTCCCGCCGATGAGGTGGAGCAACCTACCGCTGAACTAGAACAACCTGAGGAACAAACCGATGAGACTGATAGCTGAAGAAATCACTAGTGTCGATTTTCTCTGTGAGGAGAATGAAGGCAAGAAAAATTACTTCATCGAAGGTATCTTCCTGCAATCGGAAATCAAAAACCGTAACAACAGGATGTATCCCCAGAAAACTTTGGCGCGTGAAGTTGCTAAATATGATGAGAACTACATTCAAAAAGGGCGTGCTCTTGGCGAATTAGGTCATCCTGATGGTCCTTCCATCAACCTTGACCGCGTTTCACATAAGATTCTTTCTCTTAAGGAAGACGGGAATAACTTTATCGGTAAGGCAAAGTTACTCGAAACTCCTATGGGTAAGATCGCAAAAGACCTCTTAAGTGAGGGTGTGCGTTTGGGTGTTTCATCCAGAGGCATGGGTTCTATCCGTAAGGAAGAGAACTGTAATGTTGTTATGGACGACTTCATGCTTGCAACTGCTGCTGATATCGTCGCTGACCCCTCAGCACCTGATGCTTTCGTCGATGGCATCATGGAAGGTAAGGAGTGGGTTTGGGATAATGGTATCCTAAAAGAGTCTGCAGTAGCAGAAATTAAACAAGAAATTGATCAAGCAACACTTATCAATCTGCAGGAGCGTAAAATCTCCGCGTTTGCAGCATTTTTAAAGAGTTTGTGATTTATAAATAAATAAAGACAACGCAAAGTATAACGGAGTTTTTACAAATGTCTGAGACCCTCGATAAAGAGTTAGATAATATGGAGCAAGTGGACGAAGGCTCTAACCCTGTCACCAAAAACGCAAAACCTGGTGAGAAAATTGACACCTCTAAAGGTGGCGCAACCAAAGTTATCGACGTTAACACCGATTCGGAAGAAGGTGCTAAAGGTACGAAGAACGCTGGTGCATCTGCTGCAAACGCAGTGAAGCACGAAGGTTCTAAATCTTTGAGCACGAAACCTTCTGCCGCATCATCTAAAATGGAGGACGTAGAGGAAGATGGCGAAGAAACAATCGCTGAAACCAAGTACGACTTTACTGAAGATGTTAACGCTCTTGTCGCTGGTGAAGACCTCTCAGAAGAATTCCGAGAGCGTGCTGCAACAATCTTTGAAGCAGCAGTAACCGCTAAGGTTAACGACGAAGTAAAAGCGTTGCAAGAAGCGTTTGAAACCACGCTGACTGAAGAAGTCGAAAAGGTTCAAACAGAATTGGCCGAGAAGGTTGACGATTATCTCTCTTATGCCGCTGAGAACTGGATGAAGGAAAATGCTCTCCAGATCGAACACGGCATTAAGACCGAGATGGCAGAATCGTTCTTCAACGGTCTAAAAGGTCTTTTCATCGAACACAATTTCAGTGTTCCTGAGGAGAAGTTTAACCTGCTAGATGGAATGGCAGGTGAGCTTGATGATATGGAAGCTAAACTCAACGAGCAAATCGACACCAACGTATCTTTGAACAAGAGAATTGGTGAGTTTGTCAAAATGGAAATTGTGAACGAATGCGCTACGGGACTCGCTGAGACCCAGAAGGAGAAGCTTGCTTCTCTCGCAGAGGGTGTTGAGTTTGAAACTGAAGAAGATTTTCGTAAGAAAGTCGAAACGATTAAGGAATCCTACTTCACTAGAAAGGCTGAACTTGCTGAGTCAGTAAGCGACCCCTCTGAAGAAGCAGCGGAACCCCTTGTCGAAGAAACAGTTAGCGGCTCGATGTCGAAATACGTCGATGCTCTCGCTCGCTGGTCCAAATAATTAACTTTACTACTAACTTTCGGAGTAACAAATCAAATGGCTGATTTAAAGCAACTCCAAGAGAAGTGGGCACCCGTTCTGAATCACGACGCTCTCCCTGAGATCGAAGATTCCCATAAGCGCGGCGTTGTTGCACAACTCCTGGAAAACCAAGAAAAAGCACAAGTCGAAGAGGGTCAAATCCTCAATGAGACTTTACAAACAACTGGCTACACTGGTAGCAGCACAGCGACTGGTCCTGTTGCAGGTTTCGACCCTGTACTGATCTCACTGATCAGACGCTCTATGCCCCAACTGATCGCTTACGATATCGCAGGCGTTCAACCGATGACTGGTCCTACTGGACTGATCTTCGCAATGCGTACCAACTATGGTGCTGAAAGAGATCCTAATGCAGGCGGTTACGACGAAGCATTCTTCAACGAGCCCAACGCTGGATTCTCTGGTGGCGCAGGTAACGCATACGATCCTGGCGCTTCTAGCTCCGCTAACAACGATGCTGAGGGTAACAACCCTGGTCTTCTCAACGATTCCCCTGCTGGAACCTATGAGCTGACTGGCGATGCTCAAGGCATGTCAACATCAACCGCTGAAGGACTTGACGACAGCAACGCAACCAACACGGCATTCCGTGAGATGGGTTTCTCAATCGAGAAAGTCACCGTTACTGCGAAGTCTAGAGCACTGAAAGCTGAGTACAGCATCGAACTCGCACAAGACCTGAAGGCGATTCATGGTCTGGATGCTGAGCAAGAGCTTGCTAACATCCTCAGCACTGAGATCCTGGCAGAAATCAACCGTGAAGTTGTTCGTACAATCTTCACCAACGCTGTTGCTGGTGCTCAGAACAATACCGCTAACGCTGGTATCTTCGACCTGGACGTTGACTCCAACGGCAGATGGTCTGTTGAGAAGTTCAAAGGACTTCTGTTCCAGATCGAAAGAGATGCTAACGCAATCGGTCAGCAAACTCGTCGCGGGAAGGGCAACATCCTCATCTGCTCTGCAGACGTTGCTTCTGCTCTCGGCATGGCTGGTGTTCTTGACTACACCCCTGCTCTTGCTGGTAACAACGGTCTGACTGCAGTTGATGATACCTCCAGCACTCTGGTTGGTACGCTCAACGGTCGCATCAAGGTCTATGTTGATCCTTATTCTGCAAACGTTGCTGATAAGCACTTCTACGTTGCAGGTTATAAGGGTACTTCTCCTTATGACGCTGGTCTGTTCTATTGCCCTTACGTTCCTCTTCAGCAGGTTCGTGCGATCAACCCGAACACCTTCCAGCCCAAGATTGGCTTCAAGACCCGCTACGGCATGGTCTCCAATCCCTTCTCTGGTGGTCTTACTCAAGGCAGTGGCGCTCTTACCGCTAATGCTAACAAGTATTACCGTCGTGTGCAGGTCGCAAACCTCATGTGATAAATATCTCAAGTTCGAGATGGATCAAGAGACCCTACGGGGTCTCTTTTTTTTGTTAACATACTTTCATGTAGTAATGAATACAAAAATCACATGTTGTTTAGTCAAGTCAGAAAACGCACACAACTTGCATAAGTAGTAATAGAATTAAGCGAGGTGGAAAAATGATCCCTAACCTTACCTATATTATTGATACCAGATACGGAGTGAGATCATGCACAACATACTTTCGCGCAACCAGTTAGACGAATGGCGTCACTTTGAAGGCACCATCGACGAAGTTGAGATCGAAAATCAAAAACTCAATGACTACTATGAATGTCTGATTGAATGCGACATATCAAATCAAACTCAATGCAAAAGAATATGTAAGGGGGTTCTTATGTAATCAAAGCTCCATAAATACTCTTACCGTGTGAAGGAAGTACCGAGGGGTTTCGCCACCCCTCTTTTTTTATGCTAAATATTTTCATACCTGATATTTACATCATGGATTATAAACCCTATTCCCCTGAGTGGCATCGCAAGAGATACCTGAAAGAAGCACTAGATAAGTATCTCGACGAATACGTCCCGAACCAAGTAATTTGTGATGACATCTTGAGTATTCTCTCTGAAAGATCTGAGTCAGCATATGCTGAATGGAATAAAACAGAAGAACTCTCTGAGATGATTCATTCTAAATAACACTGTATCTGGTGTAAACTTATGCTTTCAACAGCGTACAGACTCCGCTTGGAGTCTATTTGTAGGTGTATCGCTAACAACGAAGAAGTCCCGTTAGAGGACATGATATGGGCAGAGAAACTTGCCAAGTCTTATACAACTGCTAGAGAAT